AAGTGTCGTTTTGACATTCAGCCCGACGTTGATTCCAGTCATGTTGTTCCTAAGATGGATCAAAACACCATCAATGAACTTACCAACTGGATTTCTGTAGGTCTTGGACCTGAGGAAGCTTGTCTTGAAAACTGCAACACTGCCTTGCGCATGCAATTTTTCTACGGTCGACACGTTTTTAATGATTTACGCGAGCGCATACTCATTGCTTGGCGTATGTCATGTTTAGGGCCTTGTCAATTATTGACGTTTGATGAATTACTTCATTTATGGCGCTCTGAACAATTTCAGGCTTTTCCTCAAACTTCTCCAGCGAACAACGCACCAATTGTGCTGTAGTTGGAGGTGAGCCTCATATGGAAAATTCTCCTCAGCTCAATTATAATGAGGGATTTCTATCACTTCAACCTGCTCCCACTTTCAACCCTTCTGCTCCAGCCTTTCTTCCTCGTTTTGAATCTAATATCGTTGAATCAGCCTGGTCTCCAAAGAAAATTCTTGAGCGAGAGCAGTTCGTTGTTAAAACATCTTGGTTTTCAGGAGATGCTGCGACCAATAATGTTGAAATTACTGGCAACGTAACTCCTCTTTCTTTTCGTCAATTAACCATTCCTGTCGATCTTTTACGCAATACTGTTACGCAACAGCTGATGCAAACCTTCACTTATTATCGCTGTGATTTTGTAGTTACTATCACAGTTAACGGCACTAAGTTTCATTCTGGTTTGCTTGCTCCGTTTTTCAAGCCGTTGACGCTTATGCGCGATTATCGCATCAATTCGCCTTTTATGCTCAATCATACGTTGATTGAAGCTAATGGCGTTAACACTGCAACTTTGCGTATCCCTTATGTTTCAAATCGTTCGTATTTGTCTACTTACGATTCTCCTGGGGCTTTCACTTTAGGATCCTTGTTTCTTCGCATTGTTGCTCCTTTACAAGCAGCTGCTGGATCCTCGCCAAATATTCCTATTACTATTACTTGGCACGCCGAAAACGTTGAGATGTTTGTACCATCTTACAAAACTAACAACGTTTTTCCGCCCGCAAGTGGAGTTATTCCTCCTCCACCTATTCCTTTGCGCGTTGCAGGTGAGCCACATGCTACTGCTCCTGTAACGCATGCAGCTAATGAAATGCCAGCTCCTTCAATTGGTATTTCTCCTGGTCCTTGTACTCATTCCAAC